AGCAGCGAGCATGGCGAAGAACGCCGAACGGTATTCGTCCTGGTGGTTGCCGCCGCGTTCTTCGTGGCGAGCCTCGCCTTCCGGGTTTGGACGCATCTTTTCGCGCTGTTCGGCCTTGCGCTCGTTGAAGCGGGCTTCGGCGTCGGCGACCTTGCGCTCACGCTCGATCAGGGCTTCGGTCTTGTCGAAGTCCGTCATGATGGCGTCGTGACGCGCTTCCAGTTCGGCAGCGCGGCTTTCGTCGGTGTTGCCCTTGATCTCTTCGAGGGCGGCGCGGGCTTCGGTGACGAGGCGACCGCGCTTGTCATGCAGTTCAGTGCTCATGGTAGTTTCCATCTGAGGGAGGTGCGGCGTCATCTCGACGCTGCAAATGACCGATCTAGCCCGGCCCGGCCTCACGCAGTCGCGTGGAAGGTTACAGACCCCGGAGGGTCATCTCGGTGCGGGCTTTCCGAAGGGAGTAGCCCGATTGATTGTGATGCTTGCGATGCTCCTTGCGGGCGTCGTCCAGCGAGCGAAGGGCGATGGTCGTGTCGTCATAGGCCGGGAACGCCGTGACCGTGACCTCGCGAAGATCCACCGCCTCGATAGTGCGGGTCGGAACTGGCCCGGTTTCGTCCCAACGCTGTTTCGTGACCACGAACCCAAACGACATTCCCGACACGTCGCCGCGTTGGATCAGAACGGCAAGGTCACGACCGTCCGTCGTGTTGGGCAGATCGATCTCGACCGCCAGTCCCGTGTCGTCCTCGCGAAGCCGCAGGGTGCCCGCCGTGGTGCGGCCTAGAACCCGGTTACGGTCATGGCCAATCAGGGCCATCACATCGCCGCCCAGCGTGCCTGCAAAGGCCCCCGGCGCGATGATCTCGCGGAAGCTGTCCCCAATATCCGCCGTACTGTTGAAGACGGCTGCGTAACCGGCGATGGTCCGTCCACTGTCACCAGCGGCGCGGACCTCAACCGGACGGGTTAGCGTCCGAGTTTCCAGGGTCATTCGCCCCTCCGTTGTTCGTGACCGGCTGCGAGCCGAGCGGGACCGTCGCACCTTGAATGTAGAGCCTGTCGCCCTCCGGCATCGGCGGACGGTTTTCAAACCCGCGCCCCTCGTTTGGCGTGAGAAGGCCGTTCTGAACGCCCGAGGCCATCGCTTCCATGCGGGTCTTGAAGTCGCCGCGCATCAGGCCGTCCATGTTGTGCTCCACATAGCGACCGTTCTTGCGCTGCCCAAAGAGTTTCAGATTGCACTCCTCCTCGAACGCCTTTGCCCATTGGGCAATGACGTGCTTGGTCAGGTGCAAGTCCTGTTGCTCAGTGTTGCTAAACGTGCCGTGCGTCAGGTCTTGCAGGAACACCGGGGGCAGGTTGTAAGCCCGCGCGATCTCCTCAATCTGGAACCGCCGGGCCTCCGTCATCTGGCCCTTCTCAGGGTCAAACCCGACAGGCTTCAGATCGTACCCGGCAGGGATCGGGAACACCGCGTCATTCTTGGCCTTGGCCGCCGTGATCGCGCGTTTGATGTCCGCCTGCGCCCGCTTCACCGCTTCCGGCCCGGCAGGCATCGGCCCGACCAGAGCGAGCGGGGGAACGCCGCCGCCGGCAAAGAACCCCGAGGCATAGGCTTCCATCGACAGCGCCAGGTTGATCGCCCGCGCGCAATTTCCGATGGGGCTGTAAACCTCAAGCTGGTTGGCCTTCAGCATGAACGAAACGTCGATGACGTCCGCCGCCTGATAGACCTTGCCGTCGCCGTAGTTGTAGACCGTCTTCCCGCCAATGCGGGCCTTGGTCGCCTTGCCGGTTTCCAAAGGCCAGATGTTGTAGATCACCGGGCCGTCGCGTTCGATCCAGAGCAGGCCGCGCCCGGTCGTGAACACCTGTTGCCAGAAGTACTTGCGAAGGCCGTAGCTCGTCCACTCAGGGTTTGGCGCTTCGTTGAGCAGGATTTGCAGCGAGCCGCCCGCTCGCACGGCGTTGCCTGCCTTGTCGCGGTAGGCGTGCAGGGGCAGGTTCGCGAGGCTCCCCGAAAGAAACGTGACCGCCGCCTGAACCGCTGGAACCTTCAGCGCGTTCTCAATCGAGACATACGAACCGATGCCGGTATCGATGCCCATGAACGCCAGAAAGCTCGCCGAGCTGACAGGCACGCGCGGGTCTTCAGCGTTGCGAACCTCGCTGCCTTGGGCGCCGCCGCCGAACTCGTAGCCGAACAGTCTCATGCAACCGCCAGCGAGTAGGAGGGGTCATCCCACGGGGACGATTCGACAGTCGTTTCAATCGCCATTGCCGCCCCCATCGCCATAGCCAACGCAACTGCCGCGTCGATCTTGTTCACTGACCGCGTTTTTGCGAGCCAGTGGTTGCCCCACTTGTCCTCTTCGATCACCGCCGACATCATCGCCGAGATCAGGACAGGGTTGCGCTTGAGCCGGATGCGGCCCTCTAGCAGCGCGTCTTCCAGAATGCGGAGCGAGCCGGGCATCCAAAGCCCCTCGGCTTCGGTCTCCAGCATCCCGTTCAGGCGCTTGTATTGGACCAGCGCCTTCTGTTCTTCGGTCGGCCTGCCGCGCTTTAGCCCGCCCTGTGGATGCTCGGCGAAGGGAACTTGAATGCCCAGCTCGGCGACGTCTTCCTCAAACCGCCGGAACGCGAAGCGGTCATAGGCGACCACCTGAACATGGTAGTTGCGCTCGTACTCAGCGAGCGTTTGGGCAACGTGGCGGTAGTTGATGTTCTCGCCAGCCGGCGCATGGATGTGGCCCTCACGAGCCCATACCGAGTACGGCAGCTTATCGCGAAGCTCACGCCCCGCCATCGTGTCGCCCGGCGTCCATGCCTCGACCCAGGCATCAAACAGCGGCTTGTTGTTCCCGTCCGTCCCGGTCCTCACCACGCAGGCAAGGGCGGTAATGTCCCGAGACTGCGACAGGTCCAAACCCATCCAGACCTGTTCGCCGACGTGTTCGGCCTCGTCAAAATCAGCGAGGCACGGCTCCAGCGTGGCCCGGGTCATCCAGGCTGTCTCGGCGTCGGTCCAGACGCAGAAGTGAAGCCGCAGGATGCCGTTGAGCTGGCCCGGGATGGACCTGGCCTGGGCTACCACCTCGGAGAGGTATTCGGCCGTGATGGTCACGCCCAGCAGCGGGTTGGCCTTGATCCAGCAGTCCGGGTCGGTCAGCGGATCATCGCCGTCGTCGAGGGCGCAGACGTAGGAAAAGGTCGTGTCGTCCAGGACCTCGCCCAGATAGGTGGGGTCGGTCAGGGCGTCGATATTGCCGGCGGCGACCTTGACCGCGTGTTCGTGTTCCTCCCAGGCGACCGAGTTTCGGTCCGAGCCGGAGTTGGTGATCATGAACAGCAGCGGCTCGCGCCGAAACTTGAAGCCGCGCTCCAGCATCTCGATGATCGAGCGGTCGGGCAGCTCGTGGATCTCGTCGGCCAGCACGAAGTACGGCCGAGGGCCCGAGCCGGTCTTGCCGGTATCGCGCGAAACCGGCCGGAAGAATGAGCCCGATCCATGGTGGGCGATGTTGAACTCGCGCCCGGGACCGCCTGAGAACTCTAGCCGCTTGGCCAGGGCCGGCGACTGGCGCACCATCTTCACCGCGTCGGAAAACAGGATGCCGGCCTGTTCGCGCTTGGCTGCCGCCGCATAGATCTGGGCCCCGGCTTCGCCCGCGGCGGTCATGCCAAACAGGCCGATGCCGCCGGCGACCGGGGATTTGCCGTTGCCTTTGCCCTGCTCGATATAGGCCCGGCGAAACCGGCGTCGTCCGTCGGAGCGTTTCCAGCCGAACAGCGAGCCGATGATGAAGGCCTGGCTGGGTTCCAGATGGAAGGGCTGGCCCTCGAACTGGCCCTCAGAGAGCTTGAGCACCTCCTCGAAGAAGCCGAAGGCATGGGCCGCAGCATCGGGATCAAACCTGATGCCGTCGGAGCGTTTCAGGTCGTCCAGATGTCGGCGGCAGGCGTTTCGAACATGGGGCCCGGCGACGATCTCGCCGGCGACCACGGCCCTGGCATAGGCGCTGGTGCGGTCAGCCGAAGAAGCGGTCGGCGGGGTCGGCGTTTTGGTCCGACGCCTGGGTTTCGATGCGGGTTCTGGCACTGGGCGTCATCCCGAACTCGGCGGCGTATCGCATCATGTCGGAGGCGGCTTTGTTGGCCGTCCCTACGAGCGGGTTCTGGATGGCGTTGCCGTTGGAGGTTTTGATCATCAGGCCTCCGGTCAGCTGGTCCTTCTCGGCCATCTTG